GCGCCTGCCGTTTCCGAACGTCACGGCCGCGACGATCACCTATCGCGACGGGGCCGACCAGGTGCAGACGCTCACCTCCGGCTGGTCTGTGGTGTCGGATGACGCGGGATCGGTCATCGTGCTGCAGGATGGCCTGTCCTGGCCGGCCACGGCCATGCGCGCCGATGCGGTCACGGTGCGGATGACGGCGGGGTATGGCGGGCCGGCTCAGGTTCCGCCGAGCCTCAAGCTTGCCATCCGTCTCAAGGCTGCGGCGCTCTATGATGACCGGACGGGGCATGAGAAGCCGTCCGCCATGTTCGAGGCGCTGATCGCGCCCTACCGGCGGGTCACCCCGTGATGAAGGCCGGGTCGCTTGACCGGCGTGTCGTGCTCGAGCGGCCGACATCGGCGCCGGACGGGATGGGCGGCACCGAAAACGGCTGGCAGGCGGTGGCCGAGGTCTGGGCGCATTTCCGGTATCTGCGCGGCGGAGAGACGGTCCTTGCGGGGCGTCTGGAAGGGCGGCTGACGATGGTCGCCACGATCCGGGCGAGCAGCGACACCCGGCCGGTGACAGCGGCCTGGCGGCTGCGTGATGCCCGCGAGGGCACGATCTGGAACGTGCGCGCGGTGATCCCGTCGGATGACCGGGGGGCGATTGAACTGACCTGCGAAAGCGGCGTCGCAACATAGGAGTTGACCATGCAGACGAACATCATCGCGTCGATCCAGGCCGTTCAGGCCGGGCCGAATGATTTCGGCGGGCCCACCTTTGCGCCTCTGATCCGTCAGAGCCTTGAAACGTCTCTGGGGACAGGCGCAAATCAGGCAGACATCCTGTTTACGGACGAACGTCAGGTCGCTGCGTCGTCGAACGACGATCTCGATCTTGTCGGGGTGCTCACAAACGCCTTCGGCGCGACGATCTCGGCCGCCGAACTTGTGGCGGTCATGATCATCAACGCCCCGTTGACGGGCGCTGCAAACACGACGAACCTGACCATCGGCGGTGGCACGAACGCTGTCGTCGGTTTCCTTGGCGGCACGACGCCGACCATCGGTCCGATCCGCCCGGGCGGGGTGTTCCTTCTGGCTTGCGCCGATGCGGCGGGGCTTGGCTTGGTGACGGCAGGGACGGGCGACATCCTGCGGATCGCCAATTCGGCAGGCGCCGCAGCGCGCTACCAGATCGCAATCGTGGCGCGGTCCGTTGCCTGATGAGCGCCTCGGCCGACCTGCAGAAGGTCATCTTTGACAGGCTGGTCGCCGATGCCGGGGTGCATGCCGTGGCGGGCGATCGCATCTTTGACAACCGCCCGGACGTGGCGCAGTTCCCCTGCGTCACCTTCGGTCCGTCCGATGTGGTCGAGGATGATGCGGAGTGCATCACGGGCCGGGTCGAGACGATCCAGATCGACTGCTGGGCGCGGTCGAACGGGCGGATCAACGCGGTCAAGCCGCTCACCGATGCCGTGAAGGCGGCGCTTCACCTGCACCAGGCCGATCCCGCGGGGTCGGAGCTGGTGGAGATGCGCGTCATCGCGATGCGGGTGTTCATGGATCCCGACGGTCTGACGGCGCATGGCGTCGTGACCGTGCAGGCGATCATGGAGGAGTGATGCAGGGCGAGGCTGCCCTCAAGGCGTCGATGATGGCCATCCCGCAGAAGATCCGGGACGAGGTCGCGCGCGAGCTGGAAGTCCAGGCGGCGAACGTCGTCGCCGACATGAAGAGGCTGGTGCCTGTCAGCTCGGGCGCGCTGCGCGACAGTATCGGCTGGACCTGGGGCGATGCGCCGAAAGGGGCGATCACTCTGGGGACGGTGCGCGGCCGCCGTTACGCGCGGATGGCGATCACGATCTATGCAGGGACGCGGGACAAGTCGCTGGGCGCGGCAGATGCGTTCTATGCGCGGTTTCAGGAGTTCGGGACCGTGAAGATGACGGCCAACCCGTTCTTCTATCCCGCGTGGCGCGCCAACCGGAAGCGGGTCAAGGGCGCGATCACCCGGGCGGTCAAGCGGGCGGTCCGAAAGGCCTGAGCATGAAAGCTGTCTTTCACCGGACGGTCGGGATCGTGATCGGCGGGACAAGTCGGGTCATCGAGGCCGGGCCGGAGCCGCAGACCCTGCCGCGGGCGGTGATCGAGGCCGCCGTCGCCAAGGGTGCCGCCACAATCGTCCCGCCGCGGCGCGGGCGTCCGAAATCACATCAACCGGGCCCGTGGCCCACTTCACAAGGAGCAAGGCTATGACTGCCACCACAGCGCGCTTTCACGAGATGGCGCTGCATCTCGAGACTGCCACGCCGGGCACCTATGCGGCGATCTGCGGTCTGATCGGCGTCACGTTCACCTTCACCTCGGAGACGGCGGACGCGCAGATCCCCAACTGCACGAACGAGGCGCTTCCGCACGAGATCGTGCGCGAGGTGATCTCGACCGACTGGTCGTGTTCGGCCACCGGCGTGTGGGCGCGGGAATCGCATGAGCGGCTGTTGCAGCTTGCGTTGACCGGCGCCATCGTCAACGCCCGGTTCATCTATACCGCAGCGGCTGTCGGGGATGTCGAGTTCATCACCGGGCCCGCGATCCTGACCTCGCTCAGCCATTCTCGCGAGAAGGGGCAGCGCGTTTCGGCTGAGCTGCAATTCGTGAAGGCCGGTGCCGTGACCCTGGTGGATCAGGCCTGATGTCGATGATCCTGTGGGTCGGGGGCGAGCATCCGTTCGCCCTTGACATCGGCGCCCTGCGCGCCCTGCAGACAGCCTGTGACGCAGGCCCGCAACAGATCCTGAGCCGGATCGCGACGGGCGCGTGGCGGGTGGACGACCTTTATCAGACGATCCGGCTGGGGCTGATCGGCGGTGGCATGACGCCGGCCGAGGCGGGCAGGGTCACGGAGACGGCCTTCAAGTCGCATCCGATGATGCAGTTCCGCCCGACGGCGCAGGCGGTGCTGGTCGCGGCGCTGATCGGTGACCCCGATGACCCGCTGGGGGAGGAACCGGGGGCGCCGCCCCCCCCGGAAAATGGCGGTTCAGCGACATCTACGGAACCGGAGCCGTCCTAGGGTTTTCCCCGGTCGAGGTGGACAGGATGCAGATGTGGCAGTTCGCGGCGGCGGTCGCGGGCTGGAAGCGCGCGAACGGCCAGGGCGCGGCGGGCGGCGGGGAGATCAGCGATGATCGCCTGCGAGAAATGGGGATCGAGGGTTTCTGATGGCGGCGACGAAACTGGACGAAGCCCTGCTGATCGAGCTTGGCATTTCGGATGACCGTCTGAACCGGGAGCTGGCGCGTGCCTATGCCAAGGCCATCCGCGACAACCGCAAGCTCGAAGCCGAGTTGAACCGCGTCACAAATGGCGCGGTCACACGGATGGGAAACGGCTTCGAGCGCATGGGCATGGATGCGCAAAGGTCGATGCGCCAGGCGTCCAGCGGGGTCGCCGGTCTTGGCGCGGCGATGAACTCGGCACGGCCGCAGATCCAGAACGCGGCATTTCAGATCGGTGACTTTGCGACGCAGCTTGCCGGAGGCACGCGGGCCTCGACCGCGCTGGCCCAGCAGTTGCCGCAGCTTCTGGGTGGGTTCGGCGCGATCGGTGCGGTGCTGGGGGCGGGTGCTGCTATCGCGATCCCGCTGTTTGCGTCAGCCCTTGGGCAGACAGCCGAAGAGGCCGTCACGCTTGAGGATGCACTTGAGCAGCTTTCACAGCAGGTTTCCGATTACAGCAAGGCCGTCGAAAACGCGAATCTTTCGACAGAGGAGCTTATCGAGAAGTATGGACGGCTCGCGGATGCCGGCCAGCGTGTTTCGGAGGCTCTGGCCGCAGCGGCGCTGGCCGAAACGGTGGAAGCGATTTCGCAGGCTGTCGAGTCGGCCGCCGGAGCCTTTGCGAACACCGAGGTCCTCGTTGCCGCCCTGTCGAACGCCCGCGCAAGATCCGGGGGTGATGTCGCGCAGATGCGGCAGGAGATCGAGGCGCTGGCGGAAAATCTCGGTGTGACAGAGATGGTCGCCCGGGATGTCGTGCTGGCACTGAATGCTCTTGCGAATGCGGAAGGGATCAGGGCGCAGTCCGAGGCCGCGGAGGCGGTTCTTGCGGCAATGGTCGCCGCTCTCGGACCGATCGAGGGCATGGAAGGGGCAGCTCTCGATCTTGCCAGGCAGATGGCAACGCTTGCCGATCTGACCGCGCAGGTCGGCGGAAACACCGAGCAGATGTACACCCATCTGCAGATGGCAGCCGCGGGGGCCGGGTCCTTTGCCAGCGCGATTTCGGCGGCGCAGGGGCCGGCTTCGGTGCTTCTGGGTCAGGTGCAGGCAATCGCGCAGTCGGCATGGGATGCGGCGCACAACATGGCTCTGGCTGCCAGCAGGCAGAGGATCATCGACAGCGCGACCGCGACCGGTGGCGGGCGTGGCGGCGATCCGCGAACCATGGGCGGCAGCGCCTATGACTGGACGAACCGGGATGCCATCCTCTGGACGGAGCGACAGTCGTCCATGGGCAGCGGGCGTTCTGGCAGCGGGCGTTCTGGCAGCGGGTCTGCCGCGTCGCAACAGCCCGAGTGGTGGGACGAGCTGGTCGAGAAGGTGCGTGAGGGCGAGCAGGCGTTCGAGGATTACAGGGCGGAGGTCGAGCGCGGCGCGGATGCGCTGCAGGATTTCTTCACCAGCATCCTCGACGGGTCGAAGAGCGCCAAGGAGGCGCTGGCCGACCTGTTGCGGCAACTGGCGGAGGTGCAGCTTCGCAAGGCTCTTCTGGGGCTGGGGGAGAGCGGCGGCTGGGTGGGGCAGGCGTTCTCGAGCCTGGGGGAGGCGCTGTCGTTCGACGGCGGCGGATATACGGGCGCGGGTGCGCGGTCGGGCGGCATCGACGGGCGCGGCGGGTTTCCGGCGATCCTGCATCCGAACGAGACGGTCATCGACCACAGCCGCGGCCAGAGCGGTGGCGGCGGGCAGGTGTCGGTCGTGGTGCGGATGGAGGGGGGCAATCTTGTCCCCGTGATCGAAAGCGTGAGCGGCAGCGTCACGGCGCGCGCGATGCAGGCCTATGACCGGCAGTTGCCCCTGCGTGTCCGCCAGATCGGCGGCGACAGGAGGGCCATCTGATGGCGCTGTCCTTTCCGCTGGACCTTGCCGAGTTCTTCGACGGGTTCTGTCCGATCAGCACGACCTTCGAGCTCGATGAGGCTGTCCTGACGAACGAGACGGGCGGCGGCGAGATCATCGCCTCGGATTACGGGACGCGCCTGTGGACCGGGCGGGTGACGCTGGCGCCCGTCCGGCCGGTCGGGATCGAGGAGATCAAGGCGATGATCCGCCCGCTGCAAGACGCGCGCGGGTCGTTCATGATCCATCCGATCCACAAGCAGGGGCCCGCGTCGCTGCGCGCGCTGGGGGAGTGGTTCCTGTTGCGCGGCGCGGTAAATGCCCGCGGGATCTGGATCGACAGGGAAACGGCGCAGATCAACAGCCTGCCGGTGAATGCGCGGACGATCACGCTCAAGGGGCTCGATCCGGGTTTCGTGATCACCCGCGGCGATTTCCTGTCCTTCACCTATCTCAGCAGCCCGACCCGTCATGCGTTCCACCAGGCGGTCGAAAGCGTCGCCGCGGATTCGTCTGGCGTGACGGGGCCGTTCGAGGTGATGCCGCCGATCCGTCCGGGCGCGGCCGTCGATGCGGTGGTCAGGCTGCACCGGCCGCAGCTCAAGGCGAGGATGGTGCCGGGGTCGCTGTCGATCAGCGCGCTGCCTCGCCGCGGCTTTGCCGAGGGTGCCAGCTTTGAATGGCGGCAGACGCTGCGATGAGCTGGTCGTCATCGGCGCAGAGCCATCTTGCGGGTCGCGGCGGCGTGATGCCGCGCTGGCTGCTCTGGGTGGCGGCGCGCGAGATCGGCACGCTTTCGGAAGCGCCGGTCGGGTTGTGGACCGGCGAGGATGACCTGACGTTCACGATCGGCGGCGAGGAGCGGGTCTATAACGGCGCGCTGTCGCGGTTCGACATCGAGCCTGTGGTCTATGGGACCGGGCTGGACGTGCGGACAATGCAGGTGACGCTTGCCGCAAATGCGCCCGAGACCGAGGACATGGTGCGAGGGCGGCTCATCCGTCTTGCGCCGGTCGAGCTGCATCTGGCGCTGTTCGACCCTGCCACGGTGACGCTGATCGATGTGGAGCCGATGTTTCGCGGGTTCGTGAACCGCGCGCCGCTGTCCACCCCGGCGCAGGGCGGTGGCGACAGTGTCACGATCGAGATCGTGAGCCGGCTGCGCGTTCTGGCCCTGCCGGGCCCGGTCCTGCGCAAGACGGACGAGGCGCATCGCAGGCTGAATCCCGGTGACGGGTTCCGGCGATACGGGACGACCGCAGGCGAAATCCGGACCGAGTGGGTGCGCAAGACATGACCGACGAGAATCCGCCCGGTCGCAAGCAGCCCGGCTGGCAGGCGCGGCTGACCGATTTCCTGCGGGCCAATCATGGCAGGCCCTTTGCCCCCGGAGAGTGGGATTGCGCGATCTGGGCGGCAGGCGCGGTGCAGGCGATGACGGGAGAGGATCACCTGCGGGGCCTGAAGGGGTATCGCACGATCGAGGAGGGCAAGCGCCGGCTGCAGGCGCGGGGGTATGACGACCACATCGCCTATGTCGCGGCGTTCCTGCCGGAAGTGCCGCCGGCCTTTGCCCAGCCGGGCGATGTGGCGGTGATCGAGGGGCAGAGCCTTGGCATCGTGCAGGGCGAGCGGGTCTATTGTTTCGGGCGCAACGGGTTCGGCGTCGTGCCGTTCACCGTCATCGAGCGGGCGTTCAGGACATGATCCGGGCCGAGCTGATCCTGCTCGCGCTGGTCTTCGGCCTGGCAGCCGGTCCGGCCGCGGCCGATCCTGCGACGTTGCTGATCACGGCGCTCGGTCTGTCCTCGACGGGTGTGGCCGCGGCGCTGATCCGGATCGGTGTGGCGCTGGTGATGACCGCGGTGTCGCAGATGCTGGCGGCGAAGAGGCTGCGGCAGGGGCGCGGCCCGCAAGGGATACAACTGCGGTCGCTGACCGCGGGGGACACGACGGGCGCGACGTTCATCCTAGGACGCTATGTGACGGCCGGCAACCTTGCCGCGCCGGAAATGAGCCACGGGGTCGATGGGGACAGTCGCTATCTCACGCGGGTCATCGATCTGTCGGATTGCCGGATCGAGGCGCTTGAGAGCCTGATCATCGACGGGGTGGCCTGCGAGCTTGCCACGGGGACACCGGCCACGCTGACCATGACGGATGGAGACGGGACGGTGCCCGCGATCCACCCGGACTATGGCCCGACCGTCAACAAGGGGGACTTCATCGGGACGGCATGGTGCAAGGTCTACACCGGGACGCAGACGAGCGCCGATCCCTATCTTCGCGACAAGTACGGCAATGCGTCGTCGAGGCCCTGGCGGGCGGACATGGTGGGGTCTGGCGTCGCCTATGCGATCCTGACCTTCCTTCTGCGGCAGAGCCCTGTCGTGTGGCAGGGCCGGCCCGACGTGCGGTTCGTCGTGCGGGGCATAAGGCTTTACGATCCACGCAAGGATTCGACGGCGGGCGGTTCGGGGTCGCATCGCTACACAAACACCGCGACCCATGAGTGGACCGACAACCCGGTCGTGATGATCTACAACATCCTGCGCGGGATCCGAGTGCCGGCGCGCCAGGAGGGTGATCTCTACGGCGGCGGCTACGGGGCCGAGG